TGTTTATCAATCATAGATTTTAATTCTTTAGATGTAATACCTAACGATAATACAACATCATTCACGTCCTTGTCAACTATATAATCAGGCCAAATGAATACTTTATACCCATCTTCAATACACTTTGCCATGCGCTCAACGATTTGTTTATTACGTGGTTCATTGTCAAAAATAAACACAGCGTTCTCTGCATTTTTTAAACCTGATGCATTACCGTCCGCACCAGCCATCGCTATGCAGTTGTCAATAAATAAACTATCAATGGGACCTTCGACTACATAATATGTATCATCAAAGTCAACATCGTTTAAGCCAAATAATTTAGGCATTGATTCGTCTAACATAATAGTTATGTAACGTAGTGACGAATCATCTAACGCACGTCCCTGGAACCCGAATACTTTATTTTTCGGATCGATGAAAGGTAGGACGATCCGCTCTTCTTTTAGGTTGGGCATTTTGCCAGGAATCAACGAGTTGACCCATGCATTAAAATTATCAGTGTAATATAATTTATAATGTTTCGATACTGGGATTTGACGTTTTTCGATATATTTTTTAGCTTTATGTGAAAAATTTAAAGAAGAAATTTTCTTTAATTTTAACAAAGGTGATCCCTTCTTATTGAAGAAAGGTTGTTTGTGTACTAACTTATCTAAAGGTTTAATATCTTTTTTAGGGCGTGATTCGTATTTCTCTAATCCACGATCCATAGTGTACGAATTATACAATGCCATATCAACTTCTTTAAGAAAATTTGCCATACCTAATGATGCATGACAGTTATGACAATAGAATAATATGTTAGCTTCTCTTTGTAAGAGCCAACCTCGTGCTTTTATTTTTGATTTTTGTGAATCACCACAGATAGGACATCTGCAGTTTGCTCGATACGGTGTATAACTCTTTATAGAAAAACGTTCAAGACGTGTAGATAATATACCAGCGTACCTTAGATCAGTAGCATTCATTAACAATAGACTCCATTAGTGTTTCAATGACATTAAAGTCATTATACGGAGTCTATAGGTTTATGTCAACCGGTATTATATAAAAAGCTGAAGAATTCCGCCAGCTTGTAGAATGGTAGCAATGATGAAGCCGATAGCCCAAGAGCCACCCATAACCCACCACTTCCATCTTTCGAGTATTGTAACACGTTCTTTGACTTCTTTCAACTCGGAATTGACTTCTTTGCCCATACTATTAAGTTTTTCCATCACAGCTTTGTGATTTTCTTTGTGGTGCCTTGCACTCTCATCTTTCATATCAGAGATACGTTGATGAAGAAGCTCCGTCTCTTTCTCAGATATTCTTTTTCTTTCTGTTATTTCATTATCATGTACAGCTAAAATCTTAGAGATTCCGCCAGTCGCATCAGCGATTTTGTCAATCGCAGTATCTAATTTTTGTAAAGTGGCATTGATCGTATCAACATCTTTTTTTAGCACTTCAACGTCAGCATATAGATTTTGACTTTCAATTGTCATTTTTATTTTCCTACAAACGTGACAAATCGCTTATAACGACTTGGAATTTTTTTATTTTTATTTTTATAATCATTCATTTGTTTAGAATTTAATCCGGGTTCGCTGTCAGCACTTGTGCCTGCAACATTACCCGTAACGTTTGCTATTTCTTCTTCAAAATTTTCGAACAATACGTTTATGTCATCATCAGACATTTCTTCAAATAATGCCATATATTCATTTAAAGATTCAAAAATTTGTTCTTCTGATATATTTTCGATATTTTCGATATTTTTGCTTTCTTTTACAAGATATAGCGCAGCAGCGTATGATCCTATACGTGTCCTGCCGCCAGGAACTTTCTCAAGTAATCTTTTTAGTTTCATAACAAGAATATCGAAAATGCCGAAAGCATTCTCTTCCTTTTTCGTTTTAAAGTCCTTACGCTTAATTAACTGATTGCCTTTTTCGTCTATAATACCCAATTCATAGGCATCCCATTCATTGAACGGGGTCGCTAATCTTTTTATAAACTGGTATACTAAAAATAAATCAACAACCATTAGATATTCCTAAGTTCTTTTATAATACCATCATCCATTTTAATAGATGACGATGGGATTCGATATGTCTCATATTCTATATAATCAGGCATATAGTTTAGCATAATCACAAATGGTTTTAGATACTCGTGATATTCACTCAGTTTAAAAAACAACAAGTTTGTTGCATAAGGCCCGAAACAATTATATAGTACTATCAAATGATTTAAGATCAATCTTATTTTTAAATCATTTTCATCTGCATATCTTTTAAATAATCTTTTCAGATATTGAAACCTTTTTAAATCATCATAAAACTCTTCTGCGCCAGATGATGCATTTGCATCATAATGCTTTGCTGCAATAATCATAAAATTTCTTTCATTCAAATCCATATTTTGTTTTCCGCCTTTATTATAATATTAGCGAGAGTTTTAGGCCCTCGCTAATATTTATAAGACGTTCTGAAATCAAACTTCGTCTTCGACGACTGTATCTTCAATATCAGTATTGCCAGTTACGCCTGCATCACCGACTGTGACAGATGCAGCAGTTCCTGCTCCTGACATTGCAACTAAGCATTCAGAACGAACACGTGTTGTACCATCAGCCATAGTGTATGTTTCATTCACGTGCCAACCAGGTGTTTTAAGACCCTTTGCACGGTTGTTTGCAACACCTGCTTCGTTGGTATCAACGAATACTGCATCATCAATATCGCTTGGGAATACAGCGTCTGGGTTTTCGACCATACCTGCGTGAGGTGCTGCGCCCACTTCAGTCTCAAGCCACTTTGGTGCGCCTGCTGCTGAATCTTCTTTGTTCCAGAGTGCCATTTTATTTCTCCTTTAGCTTCTGTTTTAATGTATCAATCATAACTATTTTTGTTTTTCTGCGATCTAATTTGATGCCACGTTCTTCCGCCCATTCATCAATTTGTGCTTTAGTCATGTCATCAAACTTTGGCAATTTTTCTTTTTTAGGTTTTGGAGCAGGTTTAGGTTTTTCAGCCACTAGGTCTGCTACTACTTCAACATGTGGTATTTCAACTTCAACTTTACCAAATCCAAATAATGATTTAATCCACGAAAACATATTAATCCTCCTTAGAAAGAGCCTTTGCGATTGCCTTACGGCGTTTATGTAAAAATTTATCAGAATCGTCAACATCACCATCGTTGTCGATGTCTGCGTCTTTGCGATCTTTTAACTTACCTTTTAATTCTTTTGGGTCAACAGGATCTGTTGCTTCGTCAATCGGAACGCAGTTAGGCACGTCTTCACCATTCTTGCCTTTTTTCATTCCAACCATTTTATAACCTTTCCAGCAAGGGTCTTCTTCGCCACCTTGCATTTTCCCTGCTTCATCGATAGTGACTTTACCTGTGCCGTTACAATCTGAACAATCTTCCCCGCCGACTTCACCAGTACCTTCACAGGTTTCGCATTTTTCAGTTTTACCTTCAGACATTTTCTTTTTAGAATGAGAATGCGATTCTGCTAGTGTAATTTCCAATACCTCGACAGGCACACGTGTTTCAATGCCGTGTTCGAACATAATATCATACCATGCAACGTGACCATCCTCAGTCGCTTCAGCATGCATAGTCGGAATACATTCGCCTTTGCCCCATTTCTCGTGTACAACCTGCTTTGCACATAGGTGCTCACGGTTTGCAGGATTGTCGCTATTACTTAATTTATCAGACATTATAATCTCCTTTTGGTTTTAATTATTTATGAAATACTAGTTGTCTACTTTTGAACCGGCTCGCCATTGGTAACAACTCCAGTAACGGGCTTTCCATTTTGGTCCAGGATTGTCACAGTTATGTCTGGCACGAAAAGACTTTCGACGAGCGGGATCGTCTCGCTTGATTTCCATATTTGGGTCTCCGAAGTTGACCTTGACAACGTTACCTTTATCGTTGCGTACATAAACGCTAAACTTGCTATTGCCATCAGAATTGCGGAACGGGTCATTTAACTTTACCTTTTTACCTTGATATTCGGCTGCTTCAATAATCAAGTCATCGTAAAGGTCACATTCTTCACAGAATGTATCAATTGCTTCCGCACGAAACGTTTTAAAATTAATCTTCATCTTCTTCGCCACCATGCGAACCTAATGTGGAATGCATGTCCTTTGCTTTTTCGTGTAATGCAGAAAGTTTGTTTTGCATCCACTCTGGGAATTCTTTACCCGCATCAATGTGCTCACCGATTTCACGTCCAACGTATTGGATGAATTCAGCTTGCTTTTTTGCCATTGATGCTTCATCGGGTGATGCAGGCTCTTTATCTTCAGGTGCTTCTGTGATATAATTTAAAAACGATTTCATTTCATTAGTCTCTTTATTGTTGTTAATGCTTTCTTGCCATCTGGGTGATTTGGATTAACCGATACTTCATCACCATTGACAAAATCTGATATGTTTGCTGATTTACCTAACGCATTGATTGCTTTGTGTAACGGATCATTTTTATCATACTTAGTTTCAAAGCCTGGCTTGCCACGAAGTTCAACCCAGCTTCTTTCTTTTGTGTCCCACATTTTCAACACGTCTTGATCCTTACCTCGAATCAATTTGAGTTTGATGCCCTCATCAAGATATGTTTTAAATCGTAACATTACTCTGTAACCTCAAATGTTAAGTTAGCGTGATCTGGGTAACTTACAACTACTGGTCCTTCTGGACACGCATAATCAATTCTTGCAAGTAGTGTTGCAGGACCAACCGGTATCATATGTTGATGTTCATCATCAATGGTAAACGTAAATCCAAACTTATCAATCTTATCACTAGCAGGCCCGCTAAATTTACTCAAACCAGGACTTGCTGTATGAACCATATACATGCTGTCTTTAACTTCAAGTGTAAAACCTTCAACGCTACAATCGTCTCTGTGCTTTTCACGAGCAACAATAACATCAAATGTTCCATCTCTAGGTCCGTCCGATATTGAGAAATGCTCAGGTGCCCAAGTGAGAATATCTTTGCTGCCAACCTTATCCCACAGTGTGTAACCACCACCAATCATTGCAAAAGTGGTAGTGACTACTCCGATACCTTTTGTTATATTTTCAACATCAAACGAAAACATTATTTTATCCTAACAATTTTCCAAATGTTGCAGGACCAGCAATACCGTCTGGCGTCAGACCGTTTTTACCCTGCCATGTTTTAAGAACTGATTCAGTTCCAGGGCCAAAGATCCCGTCAGCTCCGACAATGCCAAGAGCCTCTTGCATGATCTTAACACCTTCACCACGTGAACCTTTACGCAGCACACCGATATCGTCAACGATATCTTCTACATCGTCTTCATCAGCAGCAAGATCTTCGGCTTCCATACCTAGTACTTTCATTGCATGGACATAACGTCTCTGACGATCTTCTAACCCAATAGTGCCACCATTGATCTTTTTAGTCATGCGTTTTACGTCATCAGTATCAGCAATCGCATTTAGATTGTTTGCATCCCAGAACCAACATGCGGATTCAATTGCGCCTGCAGGTGTTGCTACATAGTCAGCAGCTTCTTCAGCAGTCATGCCAATGCTCTTACCAAAACGTGTGTAATTTTCACGTCCAGTCAATTGCTTCAACCCACGACCACGGAAACGCCATCCGTCACCTTCTTCAGTGTTGCCCATCTTGTATTTACGGAATTCATCCATGTATACGTAGTTAGCAATCATCTCTGGTTTACGATGATATTCATCTGCATCACGCTTCGGTGCTGGACCAAAATAACGACCAAATACAGCACGTAATGCTTTTGCTGAGTAGTTCAAATTTTCTTCTAAACTTTTGAATCCGCCTGACTCGTGTGCGCACTGACTTAAGAAATGCGCAACACGGCGCTCAGTTGTAATGCCGTATTTCGGCAACAACTCACAAAGTGCATCATACCAATCATCAGCATCGGCTGAAATGATTTCCTGCAAATGTGCTTTTGTAAATTCAAAATCCATAGATAATAATCCTTCTCTTAATAATCAATTTTCTTATTTGGCGTTGTGAAGTTTTTCTTTCTCATAATAGTTTTATTCACAACTTCGAATTCGTCACGCTCTCTGTGATACTTAATGACAACCGGAAGGTTCAAATCCTTTTGGATATCACGTAACACAACTTCTGTGTCAGCGTTTTGCTTAAGGTTCTTTCCTTTATTCTTCGCAATCTTTTTAAAGAATTGTTGCAATTCTGAAATTTTAATATCAGGATTATTACGTGCATCATTCATACGATCTGCAAAATGCCGTGTAAACTCAATATCAATGTCAAATTTATTAAGTAACCTATCAGCAAATACTTCAAGATCCTTAATTTGTTTTTGTGTGACTTCTTCAGAAATGTATCCTCTAAAACGTAACATTATTTTGTACCCTTGTATGTATACGAGCCGTCCTTTGCTTTAATGATATCACTATCAACTGGCTGCTCAGGAGTATCTTTCATATACTTTTTAGTTAATGACGGCGTGCCACGATCCATGTCGCCGTATGCCTCTTTCACCATTCCTTGAAGAATTCGTGCATCAACACCTGGAATTTGTTTAGCAATCTGTGCTGCATAGTAACCAGAACCATGTTTGGGACCCATACGACCACCTTCTTTTTTCTTGCGGTCATAGATCTTTTTCACTAAATCTGCTGCATACTCATATTTCTTTTTAGAAACAGTATTCGCTTTAATGCGCTGAATGAGTTGACCTGTCGTCTCCTCATCCAACATTTCATCTAAGTCAAGATCTTCTGCAAATTCTCTGAAACGTAACATAATTAGCCCTTCAATGGATCCTTGAAGTCGCCTTTTTTGATACGACCTTGAATACGCATACCGCCATCATACACAACGAAATCGCCGTTTGTTGCAATAGACGATGTGTAACCTGCCTTAGGCGCCTTGCCGCCAAGAGCCTGACGCATCAACGCTTTAAGTGCTGTTTTTTGTTTGCCTGTAGCAACAGCTTCTGCGAATTCTTCTTTACGCATCTTCTTCTGATACGCTTTATACTCTTTACGGCGAGCTGCATCTTTATCCGAATCTTTTGGTGATAGCTTACTAGCAGCTTTACCATGATCCATAACCTTTTTGCCAAGAGGTGTCAAGTTACCCTTCTTGTCGTACATTTGGTTAATCATTTTCTTTTCGGCGGCAGTTAGCTCTTCAAGCTCTACAACCTCTTCAACAACAACTTCTTCATGTGTCAATTCACGTGCTTTTGTATCGTGCTTTTGTGCCACATCCGTATCACCTTTGTCACGTGCTTTCTGTGCAAGGTCATGTTGACGCTTTGCTTTCTCACGGTTCATCATACGTGAAATTGCTGCAAGTTTTGTCTTATCGCCAGATGAAATGTTTTCTTTCTTTTTAACATCTGCGGTGTCAACTGTTGCTTCTGCGACACGTTTTGCAGTTGCAGTTGCGATAGCCATTTTCTTATCCATTGGCATATCAGGTTCATCACGTTCAATTGCTTTTGCAATTTCTTCACGCTTTTTCTTTTCTGCAGGAGTCAATGTTTTTTCCTGTAAAGCTGTTTCAAACGCTTCATCTAAACTTACTTCTTCTTTCATGCCTCTTTCCGCCTTTTGTGATTTAATCCATTTCTTCGCTGCAGGTTTAATAGGGTCTTTCTTGATCCATGCACCCATTTTCTTGTATGCTGTGTTCACTGCACCTTCGTAATTTGCGCCGTCTGAGTTATCAACGATAATAAACTGTTGCCCGAAATAGTTTTGAAATTTACCCATATTTCTTTGGACGGCATCCCACATATCCCTAACTTCTTTTTCAGGTAATGTTCTTGTACGTGCTTTGTTACGTGCCTGTGCTGTATCAACATCTGTGTTGACAAAGATCATTGCAACTTCATATCCAATTTTCTTTAGTTCGTCCGCTTGCCTTTTGATCTTATCAAAATCTTTACCGGTGCCGTCAACGATTAAACCTAGACGACCTTGCAAAGCAATTGATTGGCGTTTTGTTGTCAATGCTTTTGCTTTACCACGAACAGATTGACCTAAGTCAGAATAGATATCTTCAGGTGTTGTTGTCAACCCAACCTTTTTCAATTGATGTTCAAATGCATCATCTGAATTGATTAGCTTTAGGCCCATTGAAGTTAATGCAGTTTTACCTACAATGAATGATTTGCCTGAACCTGGTCCGCCAGCAAGAAATACTGCTTTGAAGATTCCTGGATCATTTACACCTTCTTTGATGTTTGCAACATATGTGTTGACTGATGCAAACGCATATTGCTGAGGTGTCAAATCATAATCGTAATCTTCAGTTAATGCATTTTTATAAACATTCACCAATTCTGAAAGATCAATATTATTCGTCACAGCTTTATTTTCTAGAGACTGTAAAACACTAATATTTGATGATATTAAGTCTAATGCTTCATCAATTGATTCAATAAAATCAAATTCTTCATTCCTTGAGTTTGTTATTTCTCTGTTCAAATCACGGCGTTTAGCACGATTTAATTCAGCAGTATGTCTGTCTTTCATTGCTTCTTTTTCGGTATCGTGCTTGTCTTTTGTGCGTTCTTGGGCTGCATTTTCATCTAAAACATTTTTAAATGATTTGAATCTTTTATCATATTTCATCGTGCCATCTTGATTTCTTGCTTGATGATACCTTTTTTTGGAAGAGGGTTCGATTGTTTCGATAAACATTTCGAATTCCTCATTTCTTGATCTTGATGCAATACGTTGCATGTCCGCTTTTTTAATTTTAGGTAATAATTTAATAGCTATTCTATCAATTGCTTTTTTGCGTTTCTGTACACGCTGGTCAATCATTGCTTTTTCACTCGGTGACAAATCAGCGTAATTTTGACCTTTTTTACCTGCAACCATATTCCTAATCATTTGAATAGCTTTTTTACGGGCTCTCAATTTAATTTTTTCTTTTGTGGCAGGACGTTTTGCTAGACGCTTTCTCGCAGCTTGAATTTTGGTTTTATATCTGCGCATCTGGATTGCTCGTTGACGTCTTTGCTGAATAGAAAGAACAGCCTCATCAAGCTCCATTTGTTCAGCGATCTTCATTCCGGAACGAACCATATCATATACGTCTCGTGCATTTGATTGAAGTTTCTTGGGAATTCCTGATTTGAAACCTTTTTGTTTCTTGCCTTTATCGTCCACATAATCATCGAAGTGACCCTGTGATGCAAGTTTACGCATAATAGATGCTGACATTGCGTCTGCAGTCATCTCTTTTGCTTCTTCAGAATCAGGATCCGCACGATTACCTGCGCTGACAACCTTAATGCTATCAAACGTATAATCTTTGCCATTGTATTTGTTGAGTAATGTGTCAAACTCTTTAATGCGATCTGCACCAACAACAAGAACAACATCTTTGTACTTGCCTTGCAGTTCCTGCATTACTTGAATAATTGTTTTGGAGTTTGATTTCTGAACGATCTTACCAAACGCTCTCTGTGCGAGCATGATCTTGTCGTTGTATGATAGGGGGTCTTTTTTGGCGTTTTGAGTATGTGTCAAATACACCATAGGTGTTGCATTTTGCTTACGTGCAACATCATTTAAAACTTTGATTAGCTTTTCGTGTCCTGTTGTGATTGGGTTCATTCTGCCCCAACCAAGAACAACTGTGCCACCTTTAGCTTCTTCTAGCTTTGGGTTAATAACAATTGTATTTTTGTTATTCCCTTCAGGGTCTTTCTTTTTTGCGGCAGCAGTTTTTGGTGTGCCGACACTTTTATTATCATCTTTTTCCATTTTTTCCTCGTTCGTAGGTTTTCCGTGGACTTACTACATTATCAATGTATTTATAATATTAAGCGTTTACGGGCAAGTTTACAATATTATATCCCCATTTATTAATATTTACAGGTTTTAAAACACTTGTAATCGTATTCAATTGATGTTGAGATAATTGTTTAGGCATTTGCGCTCTGTAATATTTTTCGGATTTTTCGTCATACGTTGACGATTGACTTACTGCACCATAAGCACGTCCGACAAATTCAGGTGAAATTGGGTTCCATTTAAATTTTGTTCCTATTTGCATTAAAATTATGTTACGCTTTTTCTCATCCAACAAGTCCTCATATCTAATTATCATAGCATTAGGATGTTTCTGATTCCATGTATGTTGCCAATGTACATATGTCAGAGCCAAATTAGGCAAGTAAAATTCAGTGCCATGACTGCCTCGAGCAATTGTTCCTGAATGAGAATTGTTTTCTGGCTTTATATCAACAGGATATGCTCTTTGTTTTTTTATGTAATCAACGGTGTTTCTGAATATAATCGATTCGCACCACGTATAAGGATTTTTGAATATTCTTATTTGCGGAACGTCAGCTTTAAAATCATTAGTCGTGGGTACGTCTATGATATGTTTCCACGTTGTAGACCCATTGTTCATTTTTCTTGCTTTGAAATTTCGAGCAAGCATTTCTTCTAAGAAATTTGTACCTGATCTTTGTAGTCCGAAAATATAATATTGATATGCCATAATACTTCTTTTGCTAAGCTATATTAAAAAAGGGAGCATAAAGCTCCCTCATACTTTACAAATATTATTTATAATCACTTCTTGGCAATATGGTACAATCCAGATTGTAGATTATATGCTTGCCAATCTTTTCTTTCATACATTTCATCTAATAATGAGCCTAAATACACAACACCATCATTTTCACGATCTTCTTCATTTAAAGCGTTTAATCTTGATTTATATCGTAAGGTTGTTAAAGGCATCCAATCATCATCTTCAGCTGCCCAATCTACATGATGTTGAATTGAGTAACCCATCGAATGAATTAGATCGACCATTTCAGGATGTGTGTATGATTGAGTTTCTAAAATTGTATTGTGAATCTTTTCGTTTTGAGACGAAAATACATCAAGAAATAAAATTTCATCACATGAGTCACATATAGATTTAAGTCCCTCAACAGGATCTATAATTAGATGTTCAAAATAATATAAAATTGATGATAAAGATTCGACGAATATACCAATATCATATTTCTTAGTGGGTTTGAATCTCTCTACGCTTTTGAAATGTGTCGTAAATAAATCACGTGTATGCTCATATTCTATAGCAGCATTAGTCAGCAACTCACACTCAACATCGGTATGTCGTGCAACATACTTTGCAGGACCCCCAAAGCCACTACCTACAAACAATGCAGATGACTTATCTTTTAGATATGGCAATAATTTTGCGTTTGTGTTATGAAATATATTTTTAGAGGAACCTGTACGACCTGTATGAAAATTCATATCTTCATCTAGAATTTTTTCCCATAACTCTATGTCTAAATATTCAAGTTTATTTTCCATTTACCACACCTTCCAGATAGGTTTTGTTTCTTCTTGTTGTTGTGATTCTACCGCACTTTCAACATTATTTAATTGACCATTAGCTTCTTCGATTGCCTGTTCTGATTCTTCATAATAATTTTTATATGCAGCAATAATAGCATTTTGCTGTTGAATGTATGCCATAATGTCACTATAGTTTGTTGCCAATACCTCATATCCGACTGGAGTTAATCCTACAAGAGCCGCATCCTTACGTGAGGATTCAAGTTCAGCAAATACTTCTTCTACATTGTCTTTTGTGATAACAATCCATTCGACTTCATCTAACCTTAATACAGTCGCATCAGGCAGTATTAGCGCAGGCTTTTCGATAGGAGTCGTTGACACTTCAATACGTCTGGGCGGACTGCCAGCACACGCCGTTAAACCCATTGTAGCAATCAATATAATTGCTATATGTTTCATAAGTTTTTCCTTTTCCATGCTTCACTCTGAATGTCGGGATTAAAGTTTGGATTTGCATCTCTCCAACATTCAGGATTAATCTCACTAGGCTTTGTTGCCTGTTCTTCATTTACAGTTAAAGGTGCACCAGAGTAAATCTCCATGCACCTTTGAGCATTTGCTGTGCCTCTGTTTAACGAGTTTTGCGTTAAACCTGGTCTTGCCATCATTGCAGCACCAATATCATGTCTTGATAATCTATTCTCAAGTGCTCTGTTTCTATCGTTGATTGCAGCAAATTGCGTATTTAATCTTTCGTTTTCAACTCGCATAGATTCAAATGCTGCACGCTGCGACTCAAGAGCCGCTTCGTTTGTAGCAACCGCAACTTCTAACTTCGCATTGTTTTCAGACAAAATAGCGAGACGCTCTTGAGTATCTTTATAATACCAAGCCCCGCCTGTTGTGCCGACCATAAGCAATATTGCTAGAATACCTGCTAGTTTAAATCCCATAATTTTAATATCCTGATGTTTTCTTCAACTTCAAAATTATATGAAAAGGTCCATCGCCAATAATGCGAATATCTTTAGATGCATACGTATCATCGACAAACCCGTTAAAATCGTATGACCCTGTGTTCAAAAGATAATAATGCCCGTGTACTCCGTTAGGATCTTCCGGCACAACACGAGTGATATCGATCTGTTTATCTTTCTTTGCCCCCCAATAAATCTCTTGAACTGAAACCTTTGCAGTTGCTGGATCAAATGTTTCGTCGGGCAATGCAAGATCTGCGAGCAAGATATCAATTATACCACCACTGCTATCTGTCTTGTAACACTTTAATACCACTTCGTGTTCTGTGTTTTTTAATACGTGAATTTCAGCCATTATCGTTGCCATCCTTTAACTACATCAGGTGAAAAGTTTGCTTTTGAAAACTCTAACCGGTCAACCAATTTAACAGCATTCTTACCCACATGATTAATGGCAACAAATCCCTCTTGACCTGTTACACGATATCCGTCTTTTGTCAACAGTAATGTATCGATTGATTTTGCTCGATTGAGTTTTGAAATAATCATTAATTTTGCATCAATAATTAGATTGTATAGGTCAAACAAAGCAACGATTTGCGGTTTAGGTGTTACTGAAAAGAACTTCATCACCTCATCACGCTTCTTACGTTTACCCTCTTTGCCCCGTTCTGTCTTTAATTTATCGATTTCTTTTTGATAAAATTCGAACACATAATCCATCAACTCTGTAACAAATCTTGACGTGTTCTTGATACGTGTGCCTTCACGTACTTTTAAGTTAATGAATGCATTTACACGGACATTCAAATCCTTGTCTGCAATGATACCTTCAAACGTTGATTTCTTAATTGAATTAAATTTCTTACCTGCATCAGAAAGGATCTTTGTAATCGCATCTGTTTCTTTCTGTGTCATAGTTGCAGAACCTGACACATCCTTATACATAGCGTCTACCGACCAGACTTTTTTCGAAGTTGATAATTTTGACGCAATCTCTTTTCCAAAACTCGCTGACATTGATTCAAAGTTGTCTCCTCGATATTCTGTGTGCCAGACCACACCGAGTTCGGATCCAAGTATTTCTTTAGCGAGTTTGCTTTTCTCTGGTATCGCATAAACAATCGTGTTAGGATGGAAAGTAATATGCGGTTCTCCATTAATATCAACCTTGCGTAAATCTTTCTTAGCATATAGAAAATCACCTTGTATCACACCTTTGATACCCAAATCTTTCATATGGGTATACGCCAGTTTTAGTTTTTCATTCAAATCACCTGAGGTATCTGCATCAATGTCTGCGTGTGATTTATACACTTTCGGATTCTTATTAAAGATACCTTTCTTTGCAACAAAAAAATTGCCGTCAGACGGATCGATGCCCGCAAACACGGCAGGAGCACCATCCCATTTAACAGTAACATTAACAGGTGCTTTTGTATCACCTGCAAGCATGTCTCTCAACGAACGTAAGTAATTAATTGCCTGTCTTGTGCCATCAACACCCTGCATAATAACAGAGTCTTCAATGTGAGTCATATGTGAATTAACATCACGTGCCTCATCAAGCTGTGACAACATCGTTGAAAATTTTTGCATTAGACCCTCAATTTAACCGTTTATTGTTTCACAATTATTTATATTAGACAGTTTTAGGGTGTGATATGCTTTTTCAACATCTACATACGGTTTACCACTAAGACGAACAGCACAGTTAATGATTTGGGTCACAGAAGGCACATCTTTGATCGACCAAAACATAATCTCGGCTTCCCGCAATGCATAAATGATATCCTTATTCATTTCAGTGTTCATACTACTCTCCTGATATTAAAGAAAAACACTTTTCTTGATCTTCAAACTCCATAACGTATTTATCACGTAATTCTACTAATTTCAATTTTAATTGTTCATTTTGTGAACAATCTACATCAACCATCAATGTATTAATATCTTCAGCAACACGCAATAATGTCAAATCCATGCTAAACTTCCTCAACAGTTATACGGTAAGGTTTACCGTTCATATCATAAACGTCAAACGTTTTTTTAGTTGAAACTAAAAACCCTTCTTCAGGATCTAAGTCAAAACGCATTTTACCAACAGGTCCTACAATGCCGTCAGGATCATACTTCAAAAGAGCCTTTCGACAAACATCTGCAATCTTATCACAATATGCAAGCATGGTCACTTGTTTCATGTTATCAGTCATTTAAAAATTCTCCAGCTGTTGTTGTATTAATTATACCACAATCAAACAAAGATGTAAACTCCTAAAATGCACTTTTTCATATTATTTTTCATTTGATAATCCAGTCCACAGTAAGCCAGTCCGTATCTTCTGGCATCATCTCAACTTTATCACCGTGAAGTTCTTTCATTCGATTCCAGACACCTGCATTGTTCATACGAAGCGTATAGCTATGCATACCACATTCATAGCAACTACCACTTGAGCCGTAGAACTTCCAAGTGGTGCTACCTTTCTCAACTCTTGTGATGCCGCTATTCATGCGCCAACTATCGCCGTCAAGATAACCTCCTGACCAACCAGCAAGCACACGATAATGTGGATCATCGCCTTTAATTTTAATGATTACCCAGTTGTCAGGTGTATAGTTACTCATTTCAAGTCCATTTCTTTTGCCTTGAGTTCCATATATTCTTTATACTCTACAGCATCGGCTTTGTCAACAAAATAATGATCACCGAAGAATGTGTTTTCCTGTTGACCGTTATTCAAGCCAGATTCATCCTCATAGCTAACAAAGAACTCTGTTCTGTCCGGGGGACCAAACATACTGTTTTCCCATTTACCTTCAAGTTCCTTACGAAGAATACCAAGAACCGTCCAAGTTATAATCTTGTACGTGCGGAGAGGAGTATCATACTTGAACCAATCTTCGCCATTGATCTCCTGATGGATTTTCTTACGATGTAAAGCAGTACTGCGTTCTTCAACAGAATAAAACACATCACCAACTTTTAGTTTTTCAGAGTCAAACACTTTACGATCCCTCATAGCTAATTGCTCGTCCACTGTCAATGCAGTTGCCCTCCAACACTTGTTTTCCAGCTTCAATGCACAACGCTTGAAGTTCTCGTGTAACTTCCGTCTCGTGCATGATCAAATAGCCTACCCCCCACATAAAAAAAGCCATCAGAGCCAAAAAACTCAACGGCACAATTTCTCGTGTAATATTATTCATTTGATTATCCAGTCAGTTCTGCGAGTAGGGTGCGAGCGTTCAGCACTTTGAGGTTTGCCCAATCTACAAGACTTTCACCCCAGCTTGGACCCGCTTCAACCTCTGCGACAAAATCAATTACCTTCGCCAGCTTAGCCTCCAGCTCCGCAATGCGGTCAGCTCGGACGTACTCAGTCTCAGTAGGGCCTTTGAAGTCTGCTTTAATGCTGTTCCAAGAGCCTGTTGAGGCATCACCTGTAATCCAAATCCGTTCAGGTGCTTCACTCATTCTGTTTCTCCTCTTCATAGTGTGGCTGAATATTTACAGCCCAGTTAGGTTCATTGCCTTTGATGTCTATAAACCAGACACTAGTATCATTTGGGTGATTGTATTTGACTGTTTCATAGTCGCACATTGTTTCTCCTTCATATTCCTTCATATTATGATCCCTCATAGCTAATTGTTCGTCCAGTGTCTTCATAAACCATAGACCAACCGCATCCATATGCAGGCACGATTTCTACAAACTGCGGCATTTTATTGTCATCCTTAGGTCCATGACCACCACTCAGAAAATATGCACCACTCATTTCTGGGGTTGCATGTTTATATCGATCATGTTCACGTTGGTAGATATCAAGAGCTTTGCGTAGTTTTTCATTCTTCGCCAGCCTCTGCTTCAAGCAGACCAACCGCTCCTCTAGTTCTTCAATACGTCTTGACATATCTGTCGGAGTCATTACGCCGCCACCTCATCGGTTTCAACTTCAAAACCACACATCGCAACATTGTAAGTAACGGTGCCGACAATCATTCGATCTCCCATTGAAGTCGAGCGTAGGCCCATTACTTCGCCAGTGCGTTTGCTGACTGGCAACTCTGCCATCACAGTGACATCTTCTGAGAAGTCAGGATTATCGACCATCTCACCTTGATATTCAAGTTTCGCTTCACGGCTCCAAGATCCCGCAAAATTATTTGTACGACGATAAGCGTACTCAAGAGCTTCGTCAACAGACATTGTATCTGGAGCATCAACAAAAGCAACTAGACGAGAAGACTCTTCAAACGCACGGTGGATAACTGATACTTTCATAATATTTTCTCTCTTTCAATCAACGTTACAGATACATCATAAGTGTTTTGAAAACAAATGTCAATAGGTTTTTTCATTTTTTTTCAAATTAATTTGCGCACCTCATATCGAGTATTCTTTTTCAGGTCCCACTTCTCTATCACAGGCAAGCCATACTCGTCTTCGTCAACCACTACATACGCAACGGTCTTCTTGACAGTGCCGTAACGGTAGCCAGTCATGCCGCATACACCGCCACCACCTACCCATATCTTGTGCAGGCTGTCCTCGTTGCAGTTGTTCAGCGGATCATCGTTGCGGCTATACTCGAAGTAGTTACCCGTATCCTTTTCAACGAACATTCCGATAGGCTCTTTGGTGTATGTGAAATATGCCATAATGTATTCCTTTATTCGGTCACAACGTAAGAATTTTGATAATCTTTGCCGACTTCAACGCTGAAGTAGAACGCAGTGTGGAAGTAATCAGTCATTGAATCTGATTTGTCAAACCACTCCTCACCACCTTCAACAGTGCCTGGAGCCTTTTTGATGATATTGACAACCTTCTCAAAGAACGATGCATTCTTTTCACCAGCAGACTCTTTGATCCAATGTTGGTTGACAGTGTGATAACCTTCGTTCAAGTTGATTTCTACTTCTTTGTTTTCGTAGCGATCCCATTTAGTGAACTTCTCAAATGCAGGACCTTTTACGACAGAAACATCGACTTTTGAGTGGTGTTGCTTTTTCACAGAAAAACGATATTTAGGAAACTCTGCTTTAAGAGCATTGCGGATCGCACGAACTTCTTCAGTTGAAATAAAAGCCATAATGTATATCTCCGTTTCATCACGTTACATATATAATATAACGTTTTAAGAACAAAATGTCAAGCGGTTTTTTGACATTTTTTCAATTTATTTTCAAATAAATTTACCACTCTTTGAAACCCATAGTGACTGTTTCGTTGTATTCGTAACCCGCATAGTATTGCTGAATTTCTTCGTTAGTCATTTGATCCTTTTCGAGACGGTCAGAAAATCCTGTGGCGTCTACGTAATAATGTGGGATACATTGACGACCATAATATGAGTCAGCAGAGCCTCTATCAAAAGGCCCTCCGTGACGAATGATTTCAGAATCGTCCCATGTAATATCATAAGTAACGCCGTTATATTCGAAATACTCACGTTCAGCCATTATACATTCTCCTCTGGGTTTACATGTTGCGCTTGCTCCAGGATGAACTCACGATAATCATCGTCCTCCGGAAGATCCTTGGTCCACTCAGCATATGTCTTCCACTCTACAGGAAACTCCTTGCCGTACAGATTGTTCTGCATGGCCTTGGCTGCTACGAACGCAACCGCATCTTGGACACGATCTAGGCCTGATACGATGTAATCAGTGCCGCCTTTCATCTTCCAGTATGCATTACCAGACGAGAACTTACCGTCCTCACAATGAGCGCCATAGTTTTCAAGAAATTGAGTAGTTACAACAAACATTATACATTCTCCTTTGCAAAGACGCCGATAGGGCTGCCGTTCACAGAGCGGTAACCTTCTTCACGGATATCAGTAACGGTACGAACCGCACCATCGTCAAACATAACAGTGTAAGTGTCATCAGAATTAACTTTCACAACTTCACCATCAACGATTGGGAACATTGCACCGTAGTTAGCATAAACACGAGTACCTACTTCAAACATATTTCATCTCCGTTTCATCACGTTACATATACATTATATTTGTTTTCAAAACAAATGTCAAGCGGTTTTTTGAAATAATTACAAATCTATTTCTTTGAATTCCGCTTCAACAGTACATTCAGGATATTTGCGATCTAAGTAGAGAAGTTCTTCAGATGCAGAATAGCCAGAATATTCTTCTCCTGTATAGACAACTTTGCCAGTTTTGTCTGTAA